CCATGTGAGAGACTGACTGAGTCAAGGAATGGTTCTTGGCTTATATGCGGCGATAGTCGTGCGTCTGCTGCCTACAAGCCCAGCTCTGTAAATTGTCGAAACGCTTACTTGCCCCAGCTAATTTGGTTTAGCTGGGGTTTTTTTACTTCAATTCCAAAGCAGCAAGACGTGTTTCAAAAGCAGCGTTGGCGGCTTCAAGCATGTCGTTCTTGGCGGAAAGTTCTTGGCAAGCGGCGACGAGGTGGACCACTATCTTGCTGTAGTCTACACCCTGCGACTTGATGGAACCGTCTTCGTTGACGGCATCCTTTTTGCCTGTGACGGCATGGGGGATGACGTTTTGAATTTCATGAGCAATAAAACCTTCGCCAGAAGACCCATCAATCTTCCAATCATATGTGACCGGCTTCAACGCACCAATGGTTGTTAACCCACCACTCAACGGCGCAACATTTTCCTTCATCCGGTAATCAGATGAAGTGTTATATGAAACAGAAGAAGTTGCTTGGCTTATGAAACCAGCCGTTGCTCCAGAGCTATTTTGAAATACAACTGGAGAACCCGCATATGTCTCTGAGGTTGAGCGTGTAATAAGGCAGCCCTGCGATGCGCTGACCCAAGAAAAAGTAGCGCGCCCTGCTTGTGTCGTCGTCCCCACCAGCAAATTGCCGCTGGTGTCGATGCGCATGGCTTCGGTGGAATTATAGGTAAATGTTAAGTTGTTTGTGTTATTTTGCAGAACCCATTGGTTATTATTTGTTGACTCAAAAAGTTGAATTGTATTTCCGCCAGTTACCGCAAACCCCGTTGTGGCGCGAACCTTTCCTGTGATGTCGAGTTTGTAGGAGGCATTAGGCGAAGTCGTGCCAATCCCAACATTCTGCGACGTATCAATCGTCATCGCAGTTGTGCCAGCCGACTGAATGGTGAGAGCGGTTGCTGCACCCGCGTTGATGGTGTTAGCTATGAGTGTACCAGTCATTATTTAGCCTCCAACGCAGCGAGACGAGCTTCAAGCGCGTCGTTCTTGGCGGAAAGTTCTTGGATGGCTTTGAGCAGTATCACTGGCAAAACGCTACCCTTTAAGGTTTTATATGCGATACCGTCTTCAGATGGGAAAAGAGCATCTTGCACAAGGCCCGGAAAGATGCCTTCAACCTCCTGCGCAATCAAGCCTAGTTCAGTAGGCGAACTATCGTCATTTACAGCCCATTGATATTTGACAACACGAAGCTTGCAAATGTCATCTAAATATCCATCACGAGTGGTCGTGATGTTCTTTTTGAGACGCTCATCTGACGAGTAGCTTGTCGTACCATTGCCAAGCAAGTACCAGCTAGAAGCACCTGTAGTACCAGCAAAATGATATGACCCAGCGTTATTAGCTGTTGACCCAAGTGTAGCAGAAAATGCACCTTGGTTGCCAGAACCCGTTGTATTATTAGCAAATATGATTGCACTTGTTCCAGATGCTGCGGCAACTACTAATTTAGCAGAACCCGCCGTCGTCCCCACCAGCAAATTGCCGCTGGTGTCGATGCGCATACGCTCGCCATTGACTGTATCAAAAACATACCCACTTGCCGGAGCTTGGCTACCGTAAAAATGCAGCAACCCATCCGAGGTGTTTCTTCCGATGTCATAATAGTTTGAAGTGTCACCCATTCTAAATTGATAGTCTGTTGAAAGCTGCTCAATATCCAACCGACGTTGCGGCGATGTCGTCCCAATGCCGACGTTCTGCGTCGTTCCAATCGTCATCGCAGTCGTGCCAGCCGACTGGATGGTGAGCGCCGTTGCGGCGGGACTGGTGACAGTCGTAGCCGTCACGGTGCCGGTAAATGTGGGGCTAGCAGTCAAGGCCACTGTCCCGGTCGATGCGGGGAGCGTGATCGTATTCGTCCCCGCCACAGCCGTAGGGGTGATCGTGATGCTCCCAGAGGTTGCCCCCCTAAGTGTTAAGTCACCCATCAAACGATACTCCAAGTTGAACCAGTGGGCACAGTCACCGTTACGCCAGAGTTTATCGTCACAGGGCCAAACGTGCCAGCATTTTTGCCCGTGGGGATAGTATAACTCGATGTGATGATGATGTCATTAAGGTAGAATGCACGATTTGTCCCGCCGCCGGTGGGTACGTCCGTGTTTGTGGGCTGATAGCAGTTTGTTCCGTCGCAAACAACAGTCGAAATAACCCCATTCGTTACGGCCACAGAGGAGCCGCCACCAGCCGAGACTATGATAACTGAATACCCACCAGTCGTCAGGTTTTTGACGATCCATTGGCCACCAACCCCAGAGGGAATTGTATACGTTACATCTGCGGAAATCGAGCCGGTCACGTTCAGGATCAGGGGCTGGTACTGGGCCGCAGTCAGCGTCACCGAGCCAGCAGTAGCGTTCAGGCTCGTCGTCCCGCCCAAGGCGTTGTCGATGATGGTCAAGTCTGCGTTAACCGGGACGTTCCATGTGTTGACGTACTCCCCGTTGGCGGGGAGAATCATATCCTTGTTAACTGACTGCGTTGACATGGATCAGCCCTCAAGGTTACGGTTAGCGATCTCAAGCGCCTGCGCGACATGATTGTCGTGGACACCGAGAAGGCTTTCAGTCTGATTGTTGATGTTCTTCCTGGCGCGGTCAACCATAGTTACCAGCTTATCTGAGACACGGCCACCTGATTTGCGCTGCTGTCGGTCAAGCTCGCCCTGCATTCTCTGAGTTGATCCCTGAAGCGCCCGCCTGGTCATGTCCGCCGTTGGAGCAGCCGCACCCATGGCTTGGACAGGTTTTGATCCGGCTAGTTCTCCTGCGCCATAAGATATCTTTTTGACGGTTTCCGGTGTCAGCATTCTTTGGCCAGCTATCAACAAAGCCGCGCCAGCAGTATGCCCAGGGATACCAGAGAAAAATGAAGATCCAAAATGCGCCAATTGAGCTGGCGTCAAAGAGTTTACCCAGTTGAATGGCTTACCAGCGGCTTCGTGCATTGCAGCGCCAGCGATCTTGTAAGTCAGCGTTGGATCATACTCAGCAAGCTGTAGGATAAACTTATTTTTGCTAAGATCATTCTGGGCCTTGATGAGTTTAATCATCTCAGCACTGGCATTTGCGCCTTCTCTGGTGCCAAGAGTACTTTTGATAGTCCCCATAGTATCTAAAAGTCGTTCATAGTCACGCATAAGTTTAGTATATTGGGGAGCTGCATCGCCAATTGCGCCCGTGACGCCTGCATATACATTTTTCATGGCGTTTTCAGCCATTCTATTTGGTGCTTGACCCTGTTCAGCGTAAAGCTCACGCTTAAACTGATCAAGCCCACCAACAGTTTTTTCAAATGAACCTGGCGGCTTTGCCTCCATTACGCGCAAATCATTTTCAAGCAAATCTAAAGCCTGATGCGCTTTTAAGCCATTAACACGCGCACTTTCAACAGGCCCAATTTTCCCTCTGGCCTCTTCAATGGACTTGTAAATCTTATCGAATGGAACCTCTTGTTGAAGTTCCAAGATTCCTTCTTTTGTCGCACCCCATTTAGCCATCTCCGCATCACGCAGACTTTTTACTGCTTGGCTCATGTCTTGAGACAGGTCTACGGCGTTCTTTTGTCCAGTAGCAAATGTGTTGAAGGCATCCTTGATCGCGGGATCAGTAACTTTGCCCGCCTGGTATGCTTGCTCAATTGCTACTGGAGAAATGCCAGATGCTTCAGCCGCCGTCTTTTTTGCGAGAGGCGATACGATATTTTCACCAGCAAACTTACCGGCAGATATAACTGTAGACACAGGGTCCATAAGCGTGGCAACAGCGCCAGTTCCTTTGCCAAGCGCAGATAGCGCTTTCCCTGTTTTGCTAGCAGCTCCTGCAAGTTGCGCACCTTTAGCTAACCCAGAAGCACCGCCAGTAACGGGGATAGCAGCAGTAGACAGCACGCTAAATGGATCAGTAGCTATTGCCTTCTTGAACCCAGCAATAGAAGTATATGGCTCAAACATGGCATTAAGAACAGCTTCGTCCTCTGCCTTCTTGGCGGGGTCCTGAACTGCACCAAACGCACCGCGAGCCTTTGATGCAATGCCTTGTCCAAGCTGCTTCAGACCCTCGCCAGTTTCCTGATAGTTGTAGATAGCCTCAGGGATAGCCTTTATAGCTCCCCAAGCGCTCGCAGGAGCCGCAGAGAGAGCCCTAGAGGCCACCTCAGATGCGGGCATCTTCTCCCAATCAGCCTCTGTTGGCTCAGACTTAGTGCCGAACGTAAGAGGCATGGGCGCACCTGGCTCAGATGCCACTTTCCTTTCTGGCGCGGGCTTAGCTCCAAAAGTAAGCGGCTCAGGTGCGCCCGTGTCTACCTCAGAACTCTGATCCGGAAGCGGCATAGTTATCTCCCCAGCACAAGAGCGGCGGAACCTCTGCTATGCTCTCTTTCAAAATTCTGAATAGTTGTCCGAGTTTCATTCGGATATTTTTCACCATTCTTACGAACAAATTCAACAAGCCTGTTTTTTTCATCCGCCGGGATGGTATTCAAGATAGCTCTTTTAGCATACATTTCCGGTGGATTTGCATGATCAAAAGCTTCTTGCGCTCCATCCAAATGCTGGAATTTACTCAAATAATCACGGAAAAATCTAGCGCGATCATTTGAATATTCAGCATTTTGCTTTAATCCACTTGAAACAAGCTCGAACCCTCTTTTGCTCATTTCAATGCCGGGGCTATTTTTGACTGCTTGGGAAACTATGTACCCAGGCTCTCTAGTCCCGATGGAGTTGGCTAGGGTAGCGCCGAGGCTAAAGGTCCCCTTGTTGATAGCCTCAACCGCACCAGCTGAATTGCGATCAATTGGTTCTGCTCCAATTGCTCTCAGAGCAGCGTTAGCCTTGTCAATCAACGCATAACGCTGCGTTGCCCCAGCACCAGGGGCAAGAAGCCCAGCCTCAGGAAGACTATTGTACTCTTGAATAATTGACTGCAGTTGAACCATTGCTGGACCGGTGTTTCGGGCTTTCGCCTCCAACTCTCCAACTGCCGCCTTGCCAGATTCATATGCGCCCTTCGCGGCATCTGTCATCCCGCCAGTGCTTGGATCTCTCATGGTTATATTCGCCTGATTGGCGGGAATATAGTTTTTAGGAACAGACGTCGTGGGTGTCCACGATGTCGCGTCTACCGGCTTCTGGATTATTTGCGTGATATCACTCGTTTTTGCAGCAGGCGCTACAGGAACCGCCGGAACTGCACCCGGCTTTGCTCCAGGCGTTCCAGCAGGAGCTGAGCCGCTCTTCTGTATTTCCTCAACCAACTTCTCATTGCCTGGAAGCGGCTTGCCATCTGCGTCAGTAACCGGGGTCATTCCGGCATATGGATTTTCCTTGTCGATGACAACAAGGCCAACACCCGGTTGCCATGTCGGGACAAGCATTCCAGCCCTAAGCGAGCGGGTCATCATGTCAGTACGGCTGACATTGGCAAGTTCAAGCTTGGTCGCAGCTTCAGTCTTAGGAATATCAGCAGCCATTTTACGTTGGCTTTGATATGCCCCGACACCACCCATGATGCCTTCACCAAGAGCCTGGCCAAGGTTGCGCTTATCAGATGCCAACATAGAGCCAAGGAAGCCCAAAGCGGGGACAATGAAGCCTTCAGAGGTGACGACATCACCAATGCTTTTCTTTCCCTCCGCGCCAGAAGGAGCAGCGCCACGAGCGCTAGCGACAGCATCCCCAATCGACATAGGAGGACGAGGAACTGTTAAAGCTGCTGCATACTTGCCTTCGGGGTCAATAAGAGATGCTTCTTCTGCGCGACGGCGTGCATTAACACCTTCGTTGTGCATACCCAGAGCGTTGACAGCAGCGCCAATCGAAGCCTTATCTCCAGATTGCACTGCCTCGGCAACCGACTTAGGAAGACGCCCATAATTATAAGTGACAGAAGTTAACGCAGCCTGTGAATTCGGATCAAGCTTGTTCCAAGCTTCTTCTCCAACAGTACCTTTGATATGACCCTGATACTCAGCCGCACGGCGCGCAAGATCGCGTTTAGCGTCTTCCACGGAAACGCGAGTATCTTCATTTACCCGGCGAACTGTTCCATCGGGAAGAGTTACAGTGTCAGAACCAAATCCTGTACGCAGAGCATTAACATCGTAGTACGGACGATCACGGAAACCCTCAAACTTGGAAATAAGCCCAAGGGTTGGATCTTGATCTAAGGATGGTGTTTTAGGCTTCTCAAGCACAAGCCCAGCTTCTTGGGCATTGGGAGACGGCATATCTGCTTCAGGAGAGTAGTCAGCGGGGACGTCAGTCGCGCCTTGAAGAGCGTACCCTTGGCGCGGAACCAAACCGCCTTCACTGAAGGGAAGCAAGCTGCCAAGGGCGCTACCAGCCATAGAGCCAAGCGGGCCAAAAGCAGATCCAATCACAGAGCCCGCCATTTTTCCAAGGCCAAGGCCAGAACTTCCGCCACCACCACCAGAGGTTTGCATCTGCGCAGGCTTCAGTAACTCATGCTTCTGAGACCCAGCCTTGAGGACGCCCTCCATCGGGTCTTTGCTGCCCATGACATCACTGGGATCATAAGGAACAGCTTCGTCCCCCTGGCTATCATCACCGCCACCATCCGCATATGCGTGGCGCGGAACAATGAGACCGCCTTCTGCTTTAAACATATCTCCAAAGAAATCTTTGCCCTTGGAGAAGATATTTTCACCGCTTAGCTTACCCTGGCCGCCAATAAGTCCAGCGGACCCTGTAGGGTCATCCTTTGTTGGCGCGGAGCCCATCAAGCCAGCTTTGCCCATGCTGTACGTTCCAGCAATGTCTTTGCCAGTCTGCATAGCAGTAGACAGTCCAGACGGGCGCTGCGCAGGCATCGACATCTTCGCAGCCTCAATGGGCTTAGGAACCGGGATGCTAGCTGCCGGGACAATTCCAGTAGCCCCCACAGGCCCACCTATAGGCTGCGCGCCGCCATACATGCCGAGAGCCTGCTTGTTAGCCGCAATGATATTGGCCCAATCGTTCGAATCAACCAGACCGCCGCCGACATATCCGCCGCGCTCAAAGTTCTCACCCGCCGTGTCTGAAGTGACCGCGCCACCCATAGAGCTAGGATCAAAGCCATCAGGGACCAGACCGCCACCCATGTCTTTGTGGGTGCGTTCAGCATCCTCAGTAGCCTTCTTGTAGTCCACGGTCTTGTAGCCACCCATCAGGCCAACAGCATCGGGATGCTTTTTCTCAACATCCTGAGCCATCAAACCGATTTGAGTGCGGTCATCGCCATTATACTTGTAGCTGTAAATAGGTTGACCATCATGGGTCTCGCCAATCTCCTTAACGTCATTTTTCAGACGCTTATCAGAGAAGAACCCACCCGGTGATGTTTGAGTGCCAGAGGTGGTTGAGCCAGAAAGCGCGCCAGTGCCCATGGCAATATTGGCCAAGAACTGAGCCACTTGGAATGGGTAGCCACGCTCTTGCAGGAACTGCTGATACTGAGCCGTGTTCTGAGCCTGCTGGGTCTGCTGACCAACCTGGCCCGCAGCCAACTGAGCCTGCGCACCTTGCAATGCAGCCGCCTGCGCTCCAGTGCCCAATCCAGCAAGTTGCTGGGCAGTTCCAGCACCCATCGTGTAGCCTTGTTGACCAAGAGCCCCAAGTTGCTGAGCTGTCTGAGCGCCTTGAGCATATTGTTGCTGCCCAAGGCCCTGGAATGCTTGGCCGACACCAAGGGCCTGGCCATAAAGCCCTTGACCAAGTCCCTGCATTTGCTGCGCAGCACCAAGCTGTTGAGCGTAACCTTGTTGGCCAAGCGCTCCCAATTGCTGCGCAGCACCAAGCTGTTGAGCGTAACCTTGTTGGCCAAGACCAGCTAACTGTTGACCAGCTTGCTGAATTGCAGCGCGATTTGCTTGCGCAGCACCAAGCCCAACACCTTGTTGCTGCTGGGCAGTTTGCAGCGCCTGCTGGTACCCTTGTTGATAAAGAGGCGCGATAGCTTGAGCCTGAGCTAATTCCTGTTGGCCACGCAATGTCTGCCGTTGCAGCCCAGCGCGTTCGCCACCAAAAGCTCCAGCGCGAACGGCTTCAGCCTGCTGCTGAGCAAGTTGCTGGCCCTGTTGTTGACCCATTGCAGCTTGCGTGGCACCAACTACGCTACCAACATATGGGTTCATATAACGGCCAGTTTGCAATCTACCCGGATCAATCCCCTGCGCCCCGGCAAGCGCTGCCATGGTTGCAGCTTGTTGATAAGGCTGCGCGCCTGCAACGGCCTGCTGTACACCTTGAGTGGCTGCCTGTTGATAAGGCTGCGCGCCTGCAAGAGCTTGTTGAGTCCCCTGTGTAGCCGCCTGATAATATGGCCTTGCAACCCCCGCCGCCTGTCCATACTGTTGCCCAGCAGCAGCGCCTAGCGCCTGGCCTGTCTGTTGCGCAGATTGGAGCTGCCCAGTGGCCTGATCTATATAGTTAGCGCCACCCTGCTGGGCTCCCATAAGGTTCTGCGCAGCCGCGCCATAATAGGGCTGTGCTTGCCCTGCGGCAGCATTGGTAGCGTTTGTTCCCGCTACCTGAGTCGGAGTTAACCCAGCAACAAACTCACCGCCATACTGTTGAAATGGTTGTTGAGCGACATCTTCAGCGCGAGCATTAACAGAATTGTACCGCGCCAAAACTTCCGGCGGGATCGACACTGTTTGGGATGAAGAAGTTGTGCCACCCTTGCCACCACCACCAAAATAGGTATCGATGAAACCCTTAGGAGGCTGCCTAAAGACAAAAATATTGCTCATGTAGCGGCCTCACCTCGAAAACCTGTACGTGCATTATACAGGAAAAACGCACCACTTGGCTTGCCAAATTGGCGCTCATATAAGCGCACCTTAGCCTCAGTCCGATGGTTTGACAAAACACCAATCATTAGAGGCACTTCCAAGGTATCAGCAGCCCTTTTCGAAAACTCACAAAGGCGACGGGCTCGACCACCCTTGGCATTCCGGAAGTCTGGATGAATGAAAATAGCTCGTTCTTCCAGTACATTTGCGTCAGAGTACCACATCGGCCCCACTCTGAGAAGGATTGCACCCTCAAGTTGGCCCCCACCATCTTGAATAATACCAACTAAACCATGGTCTAGGTTAAGTGCAGGCCAGATTTCGGCCAAAAGCTTCTGCGGGTTAGGATCTACAAACCCATTTTCTTCACAAGCTTGAAGCGCCAACTCCATCATGGGGTGAACATCTTCCGGGCCGCCAATCCTTACACCGATATCTTCTGACATGAACTACCCCCTAGTTCTTTTTCGGCGCAGCTAGACCCTTAAGTGTCTTCACGGTCTTAGCCCGCATCTTCAGCACAAAGTCATCCAACTCTGTATGCCCAGCATTCATATCCCCATTCCCAACATTAATCACTACTTCAGGGGGAATTACATATTCCCCGCCAGCAGCGACAATCGGAACTTTTTGGCCAGCTACCCCCCCGGAGGCAAAAGCCTTGGGAATCCCCCCATACATCTTTGTAATGTCGTTCATGATCTTAAACCCAGCCATGGTATTCCCCTCACCCATAGCCGAGATTATGTCTGCGGGGATTACGTAGGAGCCCGATGGGACATGCATTGGGAGATGATCTGTACGCCCCGCCACAGAACTATGGATTGGGCCAACATGGGGCTTAATGCCCGCGCCTACTGGCGCGGATGGCACCTTCGGCACCTTTGGCACAAGATTACCACCAGCAGCGCGCTTTTTGCGTGATTCGCTCAGAGCGATGGCAATGGCTTGCTTTTGCGGATGACCGGATTTCACAAGTTCACCAATATTGGAACTTACAACGGCCTTGGAGGAACCCTTTTTTAATGGCATGGCATCCTCTTAATTGGGTGTGTAGCCGACACAGAAATTAATTCCGGCATCAGTCTTTAGAACTAGGCCACGGGTATAGGGAAGCTTCACATCTTGATACGGCGTGAAAGATGCCGCGTTGGATGGTAGAGACGCATAGATCAGGTTCGTCGCCGATATGCCGCCAGTGGTTGCAGAATCATAAACGTAAACTTGAGCAGATCCGGCATGAACCGGGATTGACACGCTGAACAGTTTGCCAGACCCAGCAACCACAAGCGTTGTTGTGGAGGCCGCAATGGTTGCGCTGATGGTTGATGGGTACGTGTTACCGGAATTTCCTGCAATGATGACCAAATTATCGGATATGGTTTGAAGGATGCCCCTCAACCCATTGATGGCGACAACGCCGTTTTTCTGGGTAGTAAGAATATCGTCAAGTGATGCTGGCATCAGTTAAAGCCCTGTTCTAGTACTTGCCGTCGGCTTGAATGCGGTAGCGGATATTACCAAGACGCCAAAATGATCCAATATCAGTGCTTTGAATGCGGATCGAGACTAGGCGACCACGGAAACGTGGAGTGATATAAGTCGTTGCCTGTGTCAAGGTATATGGCCCATAAACCAATGGTGTTTGGCCTGCATAGTCAGTTACGTAGAAGGTCAGCAAGACGTTGGCGCTCTGTACCCCGTCAAAATACCCCCACTTCATGTCTGGCCAGACCTGGTCAATGAACATCTTCACATCGGCTTCGTTCAAAACGAAATAGCCAGTTTGAAAATACGCATTCATCGCTATTCCGTCAGCATCCGTAGATGTCTCATGCTGATAGAGATATTGGTTCAGGCCCGCGCCAATAGGAGGGCCAAGCACTGATTCGTTGATCCATGCTGAACGAGACACATATGGGTTATCTGAGTTGTTAAACCCGTAGTCCCATTGATCTAATAGGATGTTGTACTTCACATATCCGTAGTTTTCGCCACCATTCCCCTTAGTAGGGAAATACCAAGTGATTTCACCAAAACGAGAATTGGGGGCGATCCTGATCCGGTCAAGGTTAGTCGTATCCAGATCTTGAAACACAACGTCCCAAATGGGGCACTTGATAGGCTCAACACCACTACCAGCAAGCCGGTAGAATTGACTTTGGCCCATCCAGTAGACAATGCCATTCATCGACCCGGCAGCCTTGCGCCCAATAAGGCCACAGCCAGTCCCAAGCTCATTGAACTGGTACACATATGGAGGGCCAACATATTGCATTGCCCAGATGCCAAGATCGGTCCAAAGCAAGCCCTGCTGCGGCCCTTGGATGCCTTGGACAATCCGAGATCCCTTGGGGATGCGATAGCTGCCCGCCTGATTAGTGATAGTGGCTGTCCAGTCATTGTAATTGTTAACGTCGCACCAGCGGATCTGCATTGGGTCAATGATGCCTGTAAACGTAGTTCCCCAGGCGATGATCTGACGCTGCGGCATAGCAACAAATATACCCCGATTGACGGGTGGTGCTGCGACGATGATGTTAGCAACAGCATTGCCAACAGTTGGGTTCCAAGTGTAAATTGGCCCACTAAGAGGGTTTGCAATTAGAACTTGGCCCCAATTATCTAAAGACCAGTCAATTGCATTGATTGGAACACCGCGATACAAAGCCGGAACATAACCACCATAACCATAGAGGCCATACCCAGCCGAGCCATAGCCAAGACCAGGAGGAGATGGGCCAACACCGTTGTAGTAAACAAAACGCACTTGGCCGCCATTTTCAGAGACAGTTGCAGTTGATGTCGCGATTACTGAACCTGCTATGGTAAAGTTATTTGCATCGGCAATGGAAACAATTGTGTAGTTTCCATATATTGTGATGCCTCCGACAAGAGTAGCAATCAGCACAGGAAATGTATCTCCCGCAACATATCCATGATTGTTTAACAAAACATTTACAGAACTTAATCCACTTGCAGTTGTATATGCGGGCACTGCCCCTGCGTTATTGACCGTCGATGTAGCATTGTCTGCCGCATAGATTGTATATTGATTAACATTCAAACTTGGGTTGCTAACGGCATATTGCCCAAAAAGGACAATTCCGCCAATGCTAACTTGTGTTTGTATATCAACAACATAGTAGCTGTTTGTATTGCGGCCTGGATCAACAACAACAACGGCATTGCTTCCAGAAGTTGTGCTAAAGTTGACCGCTACACTAGTTGCGGTTTTTTCTGGCGTGATGTCCTGGCTGCCACCTGAAATAATAATCCCAAGCGAATTTCCGCCGCCTGTAATCAAACCACCAGAGACATATGATCCGGGCGTTGAGGTCACATAATAGGAGACACTGGTCGAGGTTGCGGCTGTGATTGTAAAGGTGCCGTTGTACCCGCTGGGATCAATGCCGCTGACGGTGATGCTTTTCCCAACTGTAAAAATAAATGTATTGGTGAATGTAAGGGTGGCAGTAGCGCCAATCTTGCCCCCAGTAGTGAACCCGGTAGTAGCATTTGCATAGGAAACAGTGCCGGAACCAGAAGCAGTTACGGTGTAGCTTCCATTATAGCCGCTAGGTGTCATGCCAGAGACGGTGATCGTGCTGCCGACAAGAAACGTGTAGCCACCCGAATAGGTAAGCGTAGCAGTCGTTCCGGTGCCAGACGCACCAGTGACTGTGAGCCCGCCTGAAGTAGTTGAACTAGCTCCGGAAACAACAATTGGGGCTATTCCATCCGCGCCAACAGCGAGATATGAATTGGCGTTTGTATCTTCCCAAGCCCACAGCGCACGAACTGTTGAACCAATCTTATTGGCGTAGAACTTTGTCCACCCGCCAAGCTTCTGGACCAGCCCGCCAAGTGTGCGATCAGGAATAAACCGAATGAGCTGGCTCTGCGAAATTGCAGCCTCATTTAGCGCAGGAGTCTTATTGACATCCACGCCTGGGAGCAACTTCAACGCCTGATGCGGCATGGCTTAACCCCTTGTCGGAGTTGCGAACGTAGACGGAGACTGCGACGACCAGCCTGCGGCTTCAAACTTCTTACGAGCCTCTTCGATGGCCGCACCCTTCAGGAGAGCTTGATATTGGCTCTCATAAGTAACAGCCATCTGGGGGTCATCGTTGGCGCGGCCAAAGTTCCTCTGATAGCCAGAGATGTAGATCATCGAGGCCATAATCATCAGATCCGGCAAATTTTTACTGATGAATGTCTCCAGATTTGTGGAAGACAAACTATTTGGCCTGTACGTTCCAATCAGTTCTACCGTGTAGCCTTGATCAGGATATGGCCCAACCAAAAAGGTATAGTCATCAAAAGGAACCCAATACTGCGGGACACCCCTATTGGTTACCGCGCCAGAGCCATAAACCGCGTCTAGGAATTCTTTTGTGGTTGGAAGAAGCGGGACGCGATCAGCGACATCTGGGTCAGTAGAACCAACTAACACGTTAATCTGCTCCGGCACCACCAGAGTACCATATGGGAACGTATCTGCGTTGACGTTCAGAATACGGCTGCCAGCAGTCAAGCTATATGCAGTAGTCGAACCAGAAGTGAACAGAAAGTCCAAATCGCGATACATGCGCAATTCGGCGTAGACAATCATCTGGGGCAAAATTGTCAAAAACTCAGGATTATCTTCCTGAACAACAGCCATAGTCGCAATTTGGGCAATGTAGCTGGTAGTCCCAGCTACTGAACCGTCATATGACATGGGTGTAGTCATTGCAGAAACTCCAGCATCTTCTCGTTATATCACCTATTTAGCGTTGGCGCACCACCCTTCGCGGCGAGCATTGTTTTGCTTAACCTCAATGATAGTTGCTGTCGTATCCTTAGATGACCAGGATACGTCTCTCCATACGTTACACACAGCGCCATTAATCTCGCTTGTGCCCGTCAGACTTGAGCAGCCCATAAGGGGAGACATCAATAGCATCGCCAGCACGTATCGCATCTTGTGTTCTCCTTAGAGCATCAGCCGTCGCCGCAGCCTCGACCTCTGCAATGGCATCGGACCTAATTTTCATGTAGACGCCGCTTAAGGCCAACGCGACAATGGCGGCAATCGCAAGATAACGACCTATTGGGGTGAAGAGAAGACTAAACACCATGCTCCTCCATGTGCTGTTTGCGGAAGTACCAAATTGCCGCGCCACAAACGATAACCGCCGCCATGATGACGAAGTTTGGATTGTGGAGTAGGCCCATAATCTTATCTGCCGTGTCGGACGCATCCTGGGCCTGCGCTGCTACTTCCTTGGCAACACCTAGACCACCCATTCCGGCGGTCAAAAGAGCTGCATTCCCTTGTTTGCTGCTTGCCATAGAAGGCGCTAGCGGGGGCTCCGGCTCGGTGCGCCCTTCATGCTCATAGACCGTGGGCTCTTCTTTAGACGCACTTGGCACGGGTTTTTCGTCGGCAGTCCACCATGCGCTTTCAGCTTGGCGACGGCGAAGCAATCCGGGCAGTACTTGCATACCCTTACCCGGTATTTTTCCTTTGGTCCATTTCATCAGTTCAGCGGGCACATCGGCAAATTGCGCTGCATTTACTTTTTTTAGCAAAGTAGATGATTTCAACGCGCCAGCGCCAGCATTGTAGCAAAAGTCCACTAGCACATCAAATTCATGTTGGGTAAGCGGCTGCTTGACCATATTGTGTACTTCAGTTTCGTACTTGACAAGATCGCGGCTCAAAATGTCGTTTGCTTGCTGCTGGGTAATTGTCATGCCTTCTGTGACATTAGGGGCGCCAGCAGCAGAAGTATGGCCATAACCAATCGTCAAAATGCCAGCTGGGCACCGGTACGCCTTCAACTTGCACCCTTCAAACTGCTTGAGAAGAGCATTAATTCCTTCTTGGCTCATTTGCATGGCGCAACTCCTAGTGGTTAATGAGGCTAACAGCGACAAGAACACAGCAGATCAAAGTAACAATGACTGCTAAAAATGCTGAAGCCCAGACCATGACATTATGCATCAGTTCCTCTTGTGCTTTTTCTGCATCAAGGGCATCAACTTTCTGTTGTTTTTTAATTTGAGTAGTGGCGGCTAAAACTTGATCCCAGGCGGCAATGCCAAACTCTCCAATGAAGTGATTCTTCAAATCTTCCATCATTGATTCGGCTTCAGCTTTTGCGGCATATGCTTCCATTGCAATCTGCTGTGCCGACTTGCCGCTCATTAAGCTACCCTTAGGCTCTGCGGCGGCGCGGGTAATCGCAGCTACGCTTTCAAATAATGAACCAAGATCCGCAGCCATGCCTTGCAGCTCTTTGCCAACGGAAATGCCAGCCTTCAAGGCTTCATAACTAACTTTAGCTGCGGCTAGGAGCGTAAGAGGGTCCATTACTTGTCTGCCTTTCTTTTTTCAAGGCTGTCTACTTTATCAAATATTTGTCGGCACAAATCTTTAATTTCTTTTAATGATTCTAAAAATTCTTCACGTTTTACGTAGTTAGTTGGTAAATCAACTTCGACTTGATGGAGATCTCTCTTAAGATTTTCGACAGCATCCCACAATTGGCGGGCAAGCCATCCAACAAGAGCCAAGACAAGCCCTAACACGAAATTGATTAAGGTTTGAGTGTCCACCGGATCATGCGACTTTCTCCCCCTTACTGAAGATAGCCTCTTGAATATACAGCAAGTTCGCCTTTAAGCGACCATCATCTGGCGATTTTTCGCAAGCCAAAGCTGCCTGTTCAAGCGACTTAGACAGCAGTCCAAGATGGTATGCCGAAATGCTAGCAAGATCATGTGGCTGGTCTCCCCAAACTACCGGATCACATGTGTATACCAAAGCCCTATCCGTGATTCGCAACGCTCTTATGGCATATGCAAAACATTCTTCCCATCTACATTGACGATACATGAGCATAGCTAATTCGCACCATGGCTCGCGAGTATTAGGTGCCTCAGACGCAGCCATTTGAAATGCTTTCTCCGCGCCAGAAGGATCGCCAATCTCGTTGTAGCAGCGACCCATAACTCGATATGCATAGCAGCGTTCGTTCATCCACGTGGCGCGGGGCAATGCTAGATAGCTCTTGCAAGCATCAATAGATTCTTGCCACCTAGCATTGAAGCTAAGCTCACGTGCATAATAGAAAGCGTTCCTGGGGCACTGTGGATCTTCTTTTACGGAAAGCTCCAATAGATCCATGTACTGTCCCCGGCTTTTCGTGGGGTCTGGTTTATGGACCGCGATGAGGAAGTCGGTCTGCGCCCAGACTTCTTCAATGCGTCCATCAGGTACAGGATATTCGTGGCATGGGTGGTGCCAATGGTATCCGTTTCGGGCGTGGATCTTCTCATAGTAGAAGCTGATGCCGCATCCCCAGTCAAACATGTAACGGAGGCGGGTAGTCTCTCCCTTGATCCAGACACGTTCTATCTCCTCGCGCCATCCCGGCTGAAGCACCTCATCGATGTCCAAGCTAATGCAGACATCCATATCTCGCGGAACCAGCGCCAAAGCAGCATTGCGCGCCAGATCAAATCGCCAAGGAGATATGCCAATATGATGAACAACCGCTCCATGTTGATCTGCTTTTTCCGGAAGACCATCGTCAGACCCCGTATCGGCGATGAGTATCATGTCGGCATCTGCGGCGGATGCGCAGAAGCGCGGTATGAAGTGCGCTTCATTTTTGCTGATGGCGTACACGCATATTTTCAGTGACATTTTGCCCCCTCACAAAATGTTAAACTTGCGAAACTTCAACCCACGCTGTCGTAGGCTCATCCCATGCGTACCGCAATCCATCAGTTGGATAGGCAACAGGCGATTCCCACAGCCATGTCGTTTGATCCAAAATCCATGATGGATATGGTTGTGCAGCATAAAAAACATCGTTAGCTGCATCGTAAGTGTAGCCAATTCCAGCGTAATTCCCTCGCAGGGCTATCCCGCCATCTGGGCCATCTTGACCATAGTGAACGTTGCCACGGGTATTGTAGCTAGTCTGGAGCCACTGCCCCGGCGAGCTATCGACGAAGGTATCGAAAAACTCTGGTTCCGCAACGATGACTTGGACAACCTTGCCATCGCAGACTTTTGCAAAGTGGCTCATGCCGTGTAGCTCCCGGATGATTTAAAGGTGAGTATTGTATTAGATCCAGATGTAGTAACTGTCACGCTTCCGGTGGCTGTAATCGTCGTGGACGCAACTGTTTGTGACGCGCTGACGTTGTAAGTTCCCGTACCACCAGTTCCCGTGCCTAAAGATATAATCGTTGTGCCTACGGTTACACCAGTTCCAGAGATTGTTTGCCCAACATAGAGTGTTCCAGATGTGACAGCCGATACAGTAAGAACTGTAGTTGCAATGGAGCCTGTTACAACCGCACTCGTTGGGCTATAAACTCCAGAATAACTAGCAGATGGCACGCTGATAATAACAACGCCGCTCCCACCTGTTGTAGCTGCGGTTCCGCCACCGCCGCCACCCCCGCCAGTGTTTGCAGTACCAGCAACGCCCGTACTGGAAGAATTTACTGCGCCTGCACCGCCGCCGCCTGTAGAACTCGTGCCTGCGCCGCCAACACCCGCGCCAGTAACGGCACCGCCGCCGCCGCCACCCGCATAATAGACAGAAGCACCGCTGATAGAATATTGCGCGCCAATACCGCCAGCACCGGATTGTGCTGAAGATGGTGCCGTTTGGCCCGCAGCGCCCGCGCCGCCGCCACCGCCTGTCGGGTAAGGGCTTGGTGCTAGGCCATTACCACCAGAATTTCCTTGACCACTGGTCCCAGCGCCGCCAGTTGATCCACCAGCGGCTTGCGCTCCACCGCCACCGCCAGAGCCACCTGCACCACCATTGCTAATCCCGCCTGTTGAGCCGCCGTAACCACCACCAACAGCGGTAAGGCTAAAGCCAGTTGAACTAGATCCAGCAGTGCCGCTTGTTGCAGCGCCGCCGCCACCAATAACAAATGAATAAGTTGTCCCCGGTGTTAATGTTGTTGTTGAGGTTAGTAACCCACCAGCACCACCGCCGCCGCCAGTAAGCCCCCCGCTCCCGCCACCGCCAACAATTAAATACGAAGCGGTATAAGTTTGACCCAAACTTGTAGCGTTAAAGGCGGAATACGCAATCCAACCTTGCGTTGCGTCTATATAAACTAAAGCTATGCTTTCACGTGCAACTTTAAAAGTAGCATTTGTCGTTGCGCCATTTATGTTAGACCCGTTGCGGGATACCGTACAAGCATTTGTTCCAAATGTTCCCGCATAATCCGTGATCTGAACAATGTTTCCAGCAGCAGGCGATGCTGGAAGCGTGACAGTAATTGCTCCAGAGGTGGTATTGACTGGGTATGCGTTGCCAGATGTCGCAGTAAAGTTAGACCCCTGCACTGGATTCCACACCAACGGACCGGGTATAGCATAATTGAAAGCCGCAAGCTGCTGCGATACTGACATTAGTAATCTCCACCAACCGCATTGATGGCAATTGCGATATTCGTTCCGCCAGCGGCAACTGTCAGGCCACCATATATGCGATATGTGGCGGGAAGATTTAACCCACCAAGGGGAACTGGCAGTGTGTAGACAGTATTAGCTGTTGTCCCTAAAGCTGTCACCGTAGTTGCAGGCAAAGCCACTTCGCCAAAGAATATGTTGTTGCCTGCTGTGGTGTTGGCTGACCCGTTATTCAACCAAAAACGCACCACAGTGGCATTTGACGTACCGGAAGCGGTTGCGCCGTTGGTGGAAGAAAATTTGATCTGAACCTGATCTACACGCGACCCATTTGCGCCAGCCGTGTAACACAGGGCCAGCGGCGTCCCTACAGTTTCAGTTCCGTCATAGGCTTTCGTGTTCGTCATTGCTGTCGATATGATGGCATTCAATGCACCAACATTGGGTGCCTGAGTGAAGATGGGAGTTGATGTTACAGCCATTAGAAGCCTCCGAAGAAGTCAGCGAGAAAGATATTAGCTCCAGTAGATGCTCCGCCAGCGCCGGGAACCGTAACAGTGACGGCATTAGCAACGGCAGTAGCCGTGACACCAGAACCTACAAAGTTGAAGCTGGTAACGCCGGATGTGAGCAGCGTCCCTTCATCAGATACTGATATATTGGTGCCAGTTCCGGTTGGCCCAGTTGGTCCAGTTGGACCGCCTGTGCCGGTGTTTCCAGTAGGACCTGTAGGACCCGGCGTCGTTGAAACTGCGCCCGTTGGACCCGTTGGACCCGGCGTCGTTGAAACTGCACCGGTTGGCCCAGTCGGCCCAGTCGCCCCGACATTCCCCGCGGCGACAATATTCCAAGAGGTATAGGTGCCGGAGCCGCCAAAGGCATCAGATGTAATGATGAGCGACGTGCCGCTAAACGAGGTAATGATGCCCTCGACGTAGTTTGCGGGCGTCACCGTGTAGGCGATGCGCACTCGCTCGCCAACCCCAAAGGCAGTCTGCGATGCCGTTAAATTCGTCGTAAAGGTGAGTGAACCCGTGCCAACAGCATTTGAGGTGCTGCTGGTCAGACCAGCGTAGCCAATGCCAGTGGGGCCTGTCGGGCCTGTACTTCCCGCGCTACCGCTAGTGCCAGTTGGGCCTGTGGGTCCGGCGCTTCCGGTACTTCCTGCTGTACCCGTGGGGCCTGTAGGCCCCGCGACAGTTGAAGCTGCGCCTGTGGGACCAGTGGCTCCATTTGCGCCCGCAGTCCCTGTGGGTCCAGTTGGACCTGCAACTGTAGACGCCGCGCCAGTGGGACCAGTTGGACCGGCAACACCAGTCGGCCCTGTTGGCCCGGCGACTGTAGACGCGGCTCCGGTGGGGCCAGTGGGTCCAGTACTACCAGTGGGGCCAGTGGTTCCGTTGACGAGAGCCACGAACAAGTTTGCGTTGTTTGCAAAGCCAGTTGTACCAGTTCCGCCAGATGCGGTGAGCGTGACGGGATATGCCCAATAGCTATTGGCCGCGCCGGGGTTTGTATTTGTGGGCGTCCCACTGACAGTCCAAGTCTGATAGTCCGCGCTATTGGTGCGGCTTTGGATCGTGATGACTTCAGTCTTTGTGATGAGCGCAAGATAAATATCAATGTCGAGGCCATTGGATGTCAGATGGCTGATATTTATGCTGGTCGCGCTTGTCTGCGTTGCATTGTTCCAAAGTAGATAGCCGTCACCCGGATAACCGGATGTTGAAACTGCGTTGGCGATGTAGAGGAACAAATTGGATGACGTGCCGGGCGTTCCAGTAGGACCTGTAGGCCCAGTAACTGTGGATGCTGCTCCAGTCGGGCCAGTTGGCCCTGTAGGCCCTGCAACTGCTGATGCTGCACCAGTAGGACCGGTTGGGCCTGTAGCGCCAGTGGGACCAGTGACCGTAGATGCTGCTCCGGTGGGGCCTGTACTGCCCGTGGGGCCTGCAATTCCCTGCACCCCAGTCGGCCCAACAGCGCCAGTGGGGCCATAACCAGTTGGCCCAGTGCTTCCCGTAGGGCCAATATCGCCATTTACGCCAGTTGGGCCTGTTGGCCCCCGCGTACCAGTAGGGCCAATAGTTCCCTGAGGACCTGTGGGGCCAGCCACTGTTGAGGCAGACCCCGTGGGGCCACCGGCGCCCGTTGGGCCTGTAGGGCCAGTGTTTCCCGTAGGACCAGTAACATTCGAAGCTGCCCCGGTAGCTCCTGTGGCCCCAGTTGGGCCAGTCGGTCCCTGGTTACCCGTTGGGCCTATGGCTCCAGTAGGGCCAGTGGGGCCAGCTTTTAACCCAGCAACCGCGCCAGTGGTAGTGCGCCGAGATACACCAGATTGCACAATCTCAAGCTGCTCCGCGCCACTAAGCGTTGTGGCAGCAGGGAGATTTGGGATTTGTGCATTCGCCATTGTGTTATTCCAGGTTTCTGTTTATCGCGCAGACATGTGCCCTAATATTTTCCCCACATGGACCATTTCCCCATGGAACTTAAACAATGGTCCAATAACTACCTGACGGCACAGTGACTGTCACCCCGGAATTGATCGTTATTGGCCCTGCACTCATCGCGTTATAGCTTGTTGTCACGGTATAGTTTGTGGTGACAATTTGCTGATTCTCATAAAAAATACGATCTGGAGATCCGCCAGTTGGGTAAATCGAACCGGTGGGTCCTGTGGTGCCCGTAGGGCCAGTCGGGCCAACCAATCCTGTAGGACCTGTCGGGCCTGCAATTGTTGATGCTGCACCAGTTGGTCCTGTAGGACCGACAACTCCTTGAACGCCAGTTGGCCCAACAGCGCCAGTGGGGCCAGCGCCTGTGGCCCCAGTTGGGCCAGTCGGCCCAATATTACCATTAACCCCCGTTGCCCCTGTCGGGCCATTGCTTCCCGTTGGACCTGTAGGGCCGTTTGGCCCTGTTGGACCTGGAATTGTAGATACTGCTCCAGTCGGGCCTGTAGGGCCATTGCTGCCTGTTGCCCCTATATTGCCCGTAGGCCCAGTCGGCCCCGCAACGCCAAATCCTGTCGGGCCAGTTGGGCCTAAATTTCCCGTAGGACCTGTAGGCCCAGCATTGCCTTGCGGGCCAGTTGGGCCAGAGACTGTAGGAGCCAAATTGGCAATCTGCTGCGTAGTACCGCGAACTGAAGTGCCAGACTGCACCATCTCTACCTGTTCCGCGCCAGAAAGAGACGTGGCGACGGGCAAATTGGGGATTTGTATATTACTGGCGTATCTAGGCATCAGAGCGGTCCAGTTCTTGGGATCTCAGTGAACCCACGGGGCAGACTTGGATTATTAATCACATATCCGCCAGAGGTATAGGTCCCAGAGAATGTAGAGCTAACAAGGTCAACCTGGGTATTGTTGATGACCGTAATTGCCCAGTTCCCACTGGAATTTGCTACACCGCCGACTTCCTGAACAGTAACACGTTGTCCAGTAATCATGCCATTGGTTGTCGCTATAGTCAGGCGAATGAGACCAGACCCGCTATTAACCGCGCCAGTAACAGTGCGATAGGTCACTGCATTCGGGTCAGTTCCCGGCAATTGATTGGTGCCATAAGGCGCTTCACCAGTTTGCTGCGTAACGCGAGGATCTTCCGTCGCAATATCATCGATACTGGTAACGCGAGTGTCACCTTGCTGAACCGGAATACCAGTTTGGGGGTTGGTTGTATTATAACCCGACACTTGGCGGCGGTCTGTCTCATCCCACTGGTATGGCTCAACACGTGGGTTGATGATCGGCATAGGATCAGCCGGGATGATAATAGCGCGAAGCTGGTTTTGCGGCGTGTCGTAGCACGTGCGGCATACCAAAATGCGCTTGTTGATCAGCGATGCACCAGCCCAATCATACTGCCAGGTCAGATTGACACGGTTGTACCATATCGCGCAACAGTCGCAGACTGCGAATGCCTGAGGATTGCGAGAGTCTGTTCTGGCGCGGCCTGATCGGGATGCATAGCCCATCTATGTCCCCTTACCGGAAATAGCCACCAATCATGGGTGAAATGTACTGCTGAGCAGTTTCTATGTTCTGTTCCGCAGCGATTTGATATGATTCATCAGCCATAGGTTTAAGTCCCATAGCCATTGCAGGAGCCCATACTTGGGCAAGCCGGTAAGCTAACCCATAGGCAAAAGCCTCTAACCAGAGATACGGTATCTCAACCGTCTGGCCATTGTTATAAGCCGAATCTTGGATCTGACGCACCCGGTAGTATTTTAACGATTGAGGCCCATTATCGGTGTTTGGAACAGGCCAAAGCGTAATAGATGGGCCAGCAGATCCAGTTGAACGAGACGCGCTAATCAGCCTGTCAAACCAATAGACAGTAGGGAAACCCTGCTGTTCCTTATTGGGATAACTGGCATATTCAGTACGGCTCACAGGAAGAATGATGCGGTCAATATTAGCGCCAGAATCATCATTTTGAACATACGCATCCAAAATCATGACCGTGTTGCCATCAACCGCATATGTTGATTGGCCCGTTACCAATGGTGTCGTGATTAGATCGACAGCCCAAAGATTTACACCCTGATTTGACCAACGAGCGCATAGCATATTGGTGGCCATACGGGCCGCCTCCATATGCTCTTGCAACACAGAGGTATTGCGTATTCCAATCAAGTTATAGGCGTATAGCGTAAGCTCGCCTAAACCTGGATTGAACGCATAGGTGCCGGATGTGGCCATATCGACTACCTATTAGAGGGGAACATTACCAGCTTGGTTAAACGTCACATGCACTGAAGCCGTAGTGCTGGTCCCGGCATTAGTGACCTGAGCGCGAATGTATGTTGGCGTTCCAGCCACGTTCGCCCCAATCTGCGTAGTTGCGCCCACAAGAGAGGCAACAGGGACGCTAGCCCAATTCATATCTTGATACAGAGGGGCTTGATATCCAGTGTAACCATACAAAGCGTTGTTAGGGTCATCACCAGAACATTGAATTGTGGTGGTAATGGTGCCTGTAGGATCAATCTGGCAGAAGGTTGAAGAGTCGGCCCATACATCGAGCTGGATTGGTGCCGAGTCTGCTGTGGCATTTGTGCCAATCGAGATGTTGCCAGCAGAAGCAGTGCTGATAGAAACCGAAGTCACTGTCTTGTAGCTGTACTTGCTGGAAACCGCAGAGGTGGTTACACCGGAAATGGTCTCGGAAACAACGTTCCCACCCCAATCGGTACCAACAACCGTAAACACTCGCCCAGTTTCCGTCGCTGTGGACAGTATCTGAAGGCGGCGAGGGTTATCGAGCGTAGCTACCTGAGAAGAGTAGATCGTTCCAGAGGCAAAAGTCTGTGCCGGATTGACAAGATAAGTTCCTGTTCCGCTAACACCAGTCCCTTGCGATGTAATTACGGTGCCAGCCACCATTCCCGCGCCAGTAAGGAGCTGCGTAGGCCCGAGGGCTCCAGACGTAGCTACCGTAACCGTCATGGTGATGCCTGAAATCGATGCGGTCCCCGTGAAGTTATTGGTGACGAGCGCCCCATTGAGGATCAACTGTCCAGCAGCAGCAGAAGTGGCGGTGCGAATTGCCGTCGCACTAGCTGCTGCAAACGGACCTAAGGAAACTTGAATAGGGCGCATATCATTTATCCCTTTTTGCCTGCACGAGCGGCAGCGGCATTATCCACGAGATTTGGATAGGGGCGACCAGCAGCCCTAGCCATTGCCTTAGCAGATTGCTTCTGCTTGCGATCAAGATGCTTCACTTTAGCATCTTTTGGCGCATCTTTCTCCCAAAAAGGTTTTTCCATATCAACAATCCCACCTTCGAAGCGCTTTATTAATACGGCTATCTGGATCAGCAGCCTTTGCGGAGCCAGTTAACTTCCGTTTGGCTCCAGTCATTCTTGCACAGAATGAGTCTTTCCGCGACCCCCCTTCTGGCTGGGGTCTTTTAATATCATGACCTTGCGCCCTAAGGGATGCGCGCCCCTTCTCATTGAGGCCGCCTTCTGGGTTCTTGCCTTCTTTGCGTGTCCATGCAGCGGTCATAGAGGTCTCCTGTAAAAACGGGGGCACATGGCCCCCGTTAGTCTCACACCAGATCCGGGAGCTGATCTTAGTAGTGAGAAGACTTGGCGCGGGGCGTACCACCGCTAGCAGACGACAGAACCTTGCCACCGCTCATACGGGGCTTGCGACCCATATCAGCCTTGGCCTTCTTGCCATCCATCTTGACGGTCTTGCCGCCGCGCTTGAAGCCTTCAGTCTTGTTCTTGGCATCAGCCGCAACCTGAGACTGGCCACCAGCGTAGAAATCACCGCCGAGCGACTTGTCGGGGCTATTCTTGGGTTCGAGCTTGAACTTACCCTTCATAACATCCCTCCATTAGGACGCGAGGTTGATGCCTTGGATATAGGACACCGTGAGAGTGCCTACACCAGAGCCGGTGTTGGTAGAAGTGACGAGGATTTGAACATCAGTAGGGCCACCCGTTTGAAAAGTGGCATTGCTGACATTGTCCCAGTTGGCAATCTGAGCAGTACCCGTGCCCGTAGCAACTGTTACCTGGCCCTTAGTGCCACCAGCAACCGCGCCAGCAGCAGTGAACGCCGTAGCGGCGCTGGTGCCAGCAGTTGCGCCGATACCAAGAGTGGTAGCCGCGCCAGTCCAGGCAGTCGTGACCATCAGATAGATGTCAAGAATCTGGCTCTGAGCCGGAAGAGTGATCGAGGTAACGCCGCTTGCCTGCGTAATGACAGCACTCTGGGCCATCTGAACATAACCAATGTTCTGAGTGCCAATCGTGCCACCAAGGCCCGCAAGATTGCCAGTGCCATCACTGTTGAAAACAGTGCCAGCAAAGACAGGACCAGTGAAGGTGGTGCCCGGAGTAACCGGGCTCCCGTTCGCGTTGGGGTAAAACCCCGGCTGGATATCGTTAATGGTCGTAGCCATGAGCTATTTCTCCTTACGAGGTGGGGAAAGAGCCGTAGATGGAACGCCAATTGTAGTACCCAAACGAGTAGCGCTCGTAGCCCTTAACAAGCAGATTGTCTGTGACAAAATCCACCTGCATATCGCTTTCGAACTTCACTCGCTCCATGTACGACAGGCCATCGATGTTCGTCAGCAGGAACCAGGCGTAAGCCGAGGTCAAGAAGTCATTGACCATATAACCTTCGGGGAGCCCGCCAGCCGTCATCATGATCGCATTGACGTCATTGTCCGCAGTGCCGGGGCGCAGTTCCGTCTTCGTCAGGCGGATAGCAACCGGCTCAAGCTGCGGGGGAACCACAAGCTTGCGACCACGAGCGAAGATCTTCAGACCAGCCTGATCCTTGAAGTTCGTCCTGATGGCAATCATTGAGTTCAGAAGCGTGGACTCATTTAGATCCACCTGAGTGGAGGGCTGGTTCGCAACCGTGCTGCCATCGATAGGATGAGAGCTAGAGCAGAGAGCCTGACCATCGCCACCGACAGAACCATTATAGGTCTGAGCAGTGTTCAGGACGTTCGCGCCGTAAATTTCCTTGGTCTGATGGAAGCTCTCAATCAGGCCGAGGTTCGAAGGCATGAACTGGGTCTTGTAGAGGTTGTCATCAATCGCCTTGCGAGTGATGGCATAACCAAGAGCAATCTCAGTGTGCTCCTGGTTGTAAACGTAACGCTCACCAGCGCCGTTATCAAAGGCAGTCTGGCCGCCTTCGGTCTTAAGCTGAGCGAGACCCAGAAAACGCATCTCAGCGGTGCGCTCCAGAGCCATCTTCGACTCATGCTTGGTGAAAATCTTGTCGTACTGAGACGGGATCATCTCGTACTTGCCTTCAACTCCGCGCAAACCGGGAAGCAGAAGGTCCTTAATCGCTGAAAGATTAACAGCCATGACTTTCTACTCCTGTTAGACGCCAGTCAGCGCTTTGGTGCTGACATAGTTGAACGCGACAATCGCCTTGGCATAAGCACCAGTGGAGGTGCCATTTGCGCCCGGCGGGTCAGTGAGGAGCGACACAACCTTGAACGGGAAGCTGGTATCAGATGTGCCAAGAGTGGCAAGATACGCGCCAGAAATGCCGTTCGCCGTGTTGCCAGTACCGATGTTGAAGCCAACGGCAGAGTTCACATAACCCTGATCAACGCTGACGTTGCCAAACTGGGCAACAAACTTGGCGTTGGGATCATTGATGATGTAACCCTCAACGACATTGCCGGAAGCGACATCGGTGCCGGGCCAATAGTTGGACCAAACGGTGCGCTTCTGCGAAACCGAGAGATACTTGCAGCCGATGAAAACGCCAGCTACCTGCGTGTTGCCGCTAGAAGCAGTCGTCACACCAACAACAACGTAGCCGTTAGCGTCGGGGTTGACGGGGTCACCATAGAAGATGGGGCTTGCATTGTAAGCAATCTGGACTGCGACTTGCTCATAAGTCGGGGCAGAACCAGTGCCGCTATACTGCTGGAAACCGTTATAGGCTTGGGTATTTGCCATGACGGAATCTCCTTATTCAGGAGGCTCGTCATCTCGCGCCGGGGAGATTCAGAAGCCGGGGAATTTGAACCATTCACGCCGGGGAATGGGATAAGTCCCTAAGGACTTCGAAAGTAAAATTACATGTATAATTCATTAATGTAAAGGGGCCGCTAAATGCGACCCCTCCAAATTGCAAACTTTTAGTCGTTTGGAACCTCAATTGGGGAAAATCCCTTCTTGATTTGCGGCCTTGCACTGGGATGATCACGGGTCAAAGTGCCATCCGGAGTTGCGTTAAGCTGTTGTTCTTTAACGCGAACTTGGTTTCGAGCCTTTCTCAACTCATTGGCACGAGACTCGTCAGAAATAACTGCCGGGCGCTGCATTAAAACCATCCCCTTACGCTCAATAGTGGGGTAATTTCCTTGCATTGGCATCATTTCAGGGTGCCTGCTGGTCGAAACTGGGTCCCAACCCTGGCGCGCCAACTGAACCTGATATGCCGGGTCTTCCTGACCAAGCAATGTCCGGCGCTTCCACTCATATTCCCACCCATCAGGTGCACGCGGGGTACGAAATTCATCCGCACCCTCATCAACGCCATCAGAATGGCCGCGAATTTCGGCAGCGCGACGGGCAGCAGCAGCTCTGGGATCTTCTTCCCGCATTGCAGCGCGCATAGGCGGGCGTTCAACAGCGGTTTCCCTTACAGCAACTGCCTCAAGGACAGCATCCTGCTCATCAATAACAGGAGGGGCTTCTCGCCGAGGCGGGCGACCGCGACGTTTTGCAATTGAATCAGTCATTTAACTCTCCTCAGTTCAGACGGTTGGGTTCGCGCATCTTGTTCCGGTAGTACTCCTGAGGAGTAATCCCACTAATTCGAGCAGCTTCAACCTCGTCTCGAGTCAAATGAATGACGCCGGGGCGATTAGGGGTATCAATTGGCTGCCTAGATACTGGCGCGGATGGCGGACCAGAACGCCTCTGCTTGCTTGACGAGGCGTCTGACATCACATTCTCCACTTCGGGGATGGATCGACGCTTAGAGTTGATTCCCATCCTGTTTTCGACAAATTCAAAGTATGCATCTGACTCCGGCGCAATGCCGTAATCAATAGCATCCTCATGAGCCCGCGCCATGACACGGATTGACCTAGCATCCGGCAAAGCATCTCGGTGCTGCCTAAGCCATTCCGCTGAACGAGGCGTCACACGGTCAATAAGGGTATCAACCGTCAATTCTCCTTGCGGGGCTGCCTGCGGCTGCAACCGAGGCTGCTGTTTCATCTCTTCGAACCCACGCTCAAGCTGGCGTAGATTTGTAATATTAGCCGTCATCTGCTCTTGAAGCTCAGCAGCCTTGTCAAAGTCGCCAATAGCCATAGCATCGCGAAGATGAGACTTTAGGATTTCTTGATCTCGGCGAACCGACTCGATGGCTCCATTAACAAGATGAAGATTGCTGTCGCTGGCTTCATTAGTAGCCATGCGAGCCTGCTCAGTTGCATGGCGGGCCATAGCTTCGGCTTCCATGCGAGCTTTGCGTTCCTTTTCAAGCTTTTTATTAAGCTTTTTCAAGGCTTTATCGACATCTTTGCCAGAATCTTCATCATCAGCATTTACTGGCTCATCAACAATCTCAACAACTGGTTCGCCAGTTTTGGATGCCTTTACCGGAGGGGCATCGTCAAGATTAAATGCAATCTGTTCGTCATCACTAGACATGGGATTCTCCATTACCAGACACGGTCAGGTTGATCGATGCGGCCCTTGATGTTCACATCATCAATCATGCGGCACAAGACATTGTTGACTGTAATGCTCCAACCATCAGATGGGCGAAACACAATCCAGTCGCCTTCATTGATCTCAAGGCCATCAAACCACTGGCCAGAGCTATCTTTAAAAGCTTGAGGACCCTTTTTGACAACAAGTCCAACTTTGGATTGATAACGGTCCTCATCGGTTGTTTGGCTAGTCAAGATGATCCCACTTTTTGTTTTTTGGGGGCGAATGTAGACCGCCACCAGTATCTGATTGTTGAATACTTCGACCGATGAGATATCAGCCATTTCAGTTCTAATAGTATCAGCCGGATCTACTTCGTGCTGCATAGGCATAAACGGCATATTCAATCCCCCTACTGTTCCTTGCCATTCACAATGGCATCTGCTTCTTCGCAAAACTCTAAAGCTGTGCGAAGTCCTTCAATCTTACCTACTTGGTGTCGGTAAGCCGAAAAGTCAAAACCGTTTATCTGATAAGCGCTGACAAGGGCCTCTTTTAGCCGCTCAATCTCAGCATTCAGGAGCTTTTGTAGTTCATATTGATAATACGCTTGATATGTTGTCGCCATAAACTGCCCCCTGACAGGCCCCCATGTAACTGAAGGGTGGAGACGCGAAGGGGGGTCGCATCTCCACCCAATTTGCAGCTTAAGCGCTACGCTGCAAACTCATTTGCCCACTTTTTGGATGCCAGACTTCTTGGAAGCCATTTCAGTCTTCTCAAGGCGACCTTCACCAGATCCCGCGCCAGCGTCCATATCTTTATATGACCGGTATGTACGGCCACCAGACTTGCGAGGCATCGGGGGCATTCCAGGAGGGCCAGCGGGGCCAGCCGGACCCGGCATAGGGATAGGCATGGGCATGGGCATGGGCATGCCAGCGCCCGGAGGCGGTGCATTAGGCGGAACCTGAATAGGAATGCCACCAGGAGCACCGGGGCCAATGCCCGGAGGAGGAGTAGGCCCACCCATCGGATCAGGAGGCATAGCACCCGGATGTCCCGCGCCAATGTTGATGTTGATGTGAGTCTTGCCTTTGCCAGCAGCCTTTCCGCCGTGAGCCTTGGCAGTGCGCCCACCGGGAACAGCGCCGGGAACTTTGCCGGGATAACCGGGGCCAGAGAAGACCTGACCGCCAGTAGCGCGCTTGGTTCTAGCAGAAGGCTTCACCATCTTCTTGATGAGCGCCTTATCGGCGGCAACATCTTCATGCTTCTCAGCAGCGCCACCCTTCTTCAATCCAACGGCGCGAGCTGGGGAAATTGACCCTTTCTTGACGCCGGTAAAGCCCAAGGTAGCGCCGGGGACATCACCAACGGCCTGAGCGCGTTGCATCATGGCGTTTGCGCCAGCCATAGGGCCACCAACCATCTTCTTGGCGCGGCCACCAGATTTCATGCCGCCAATGTGCTTGTCGCCTTCGCGATACTCATTGGCTTTCTTCAAATCTTTATTGATGAAGCGGTCCACCAAAGGCATTTCGGCCTTGCCACCAGACTTGCGGGGCTTGCGGCCCATGTTAGGGGCAGCGCAGGCACCTTCAACCTTGCCACCAGACTTGTATGCCCGACGAGAAACAGGGCGCATGCCGGTCTTCACATCGGCCTGAAGCATTTCAGGCGGCACAAAAGTGGATGAATCAACTTTCTCAAGTGGGCGATCCGCTGTAAGGCGTTGAGCCTTAGCTCTCATGGCCGCACGGGCCTGTTTTGCCATATCTGACATGACTACTCCTAGTACTAGGATTACCGGCGTCCCGGTTGGCGATTTGCCTTTTTAGACGTTACCACAAGCGCATGTTTAACAATAGAGCCACCATTCGCTTTACTTGGCCACGTAATGACCGGAACTTTTTTTATTCCCAATTGCTTTGCGGCATGAGCCCTGTGACGGCCATCTTGCCCATTGCCGGGGTATAAGGCTAATGGATCTAATTTGTGCCCATGCTCAAGTTTCTTTTTAAAATGATGAATAAGGTGTTTATCATCATGGTCCATGTTCAGAGGCTTGGATTTCCGCAAAAACTCATCAGGAGACATTTGCGACAATTTTCCGCCGGTCTTCTCAAAGTCTCCATGCTCAGACCAATCCTTATGGTCTCGCATTTGATACATATGTAAACTAGAACTTGGCATGGTCAAAACCTCTGCTACTTTTTAGATATAGCCCACATTCGATTATCATACGAGTACACAAAGATTAGGTTTCCATCCGACACCGGGGTGCATGTAAGCCTCTCTGGAAACGCATACCGATACATCATCTCAAAATTAATGGGGTCTATCGCCATTAACTCGCCCGCAGATGTGCCAAACCAAACCAACCCATCAATTAACGCTGGCGAGGAGTGTATCTTTTCTTCAACATCTATCTGACCCATGACCTGACAAGTTTCCATGTTGATCATGTACATGTTGCCATCAGCCGATCCGCAAAATGCTATATCACCAACAATCAAGGGCCTAGAATAGTTAATATCGTCAGTTTCTAACTTTAGCAGAACCTCACCTGTCAGATAGTCCCATATGTAGATCGCATCAAAGGCACATGCGACAGCACGAGATTTCCATGCAGCACAATGGTACTTAGTTGGGCCGCCAGTTTTAAGATGTGAGATAACCGCGCCAGTGTCAGGGTGAAGCGTAAACAAATCAGAGTCATTTGTGCCAGTTATAACATATGCATTGCCATTATACTCATGTACAATTGGAGATGAATGCAAATACGTGGGCACTGTTTTGTTCCAAATTGCTTCACCTTTTAAGTTTAAACAAGATAAAGAACCTCTTTTTCCTAAGATATTATATTCCATTCCAATGTATAACTTGTCGTTATGAATAACAGGACTAGAACCAATCCAATTGCAATACTTGTGTGAATAAATTTTTTTCCCAGTTTTTGCATCAAGACAATACAATATTCCATCATACGCACCAAAATACACTTTTCCATTGTGAACTACTGGAGATGAAACGACACCTTTCCCAGTTATGTCTTTGGTTTGAAATTGCCATTCAATACGGCCAGTGTTTTTTTCAACACCCCATACGATGCCAGAGTCTGATCCAAAGATCAGTCTATCCTCAAATATGACAGGCGTTGATTTGGCTACAGCAAAGTCCAATTTTGGTTTTGGAGATGCAAATGACCAAATAGTCTCATATTCTGCGATTGGAGCATGAAAGTTAGAAGTTTGGAGGTTAAAACTGTTAAGGTCAAATAGCGTCGTAACTTCTATTTTGTTACGTACACGCCAATTAATGCCAGCCGTTGACCGAAAATCTACAAGGCAAAACAAACCAACAACTTTATGCCCTTCAGCTTCAAGTTTTTTGCGCGCTAACTCAGCGTTCTTTCCTGAATTTATTGAATCATCAATGAGCAAGATTGGCTTACCGTTTGGCTCGCCCTCGATGATCTTGCCACCCATATGTTTTTTACGTTTGATCCTGACAATTAAAGCGGAGGTATCTTTGCCCCGCTTTCCTGCTTCTAAAACAAAAGCAGAGACCATAGGCACGCCCGCCATCTCAATGCCAGCCATTTGAAAATCTAAATCTTCAAACATGTCCCAGAATTGAGCCGATATGTCTTGAAGCACACGGCTATCCAAGACAGCGGAACGCATGTCCACCATCCATTCAACGCGCTTGCCATGCATATTTTTGTAAATTTTATTGTTTGTCGACCTGTAGATGCACTTTTTTTCAATAAAAGACGCAGTTTCCCCCAATACCGGCATGTTTACTACCCCCGTTTGCGTTTCTGCTTCTCCCTTTTGTCCAAAAGAGTCAAAGCACGTTTAACCATGTCTTTTCTATCAGATTGCGGCTTCGCACCAGAATGTGGGCGAAACTTCATTCTTTTTGTCTTTTTCTCGGTCAAGCGCAATGCTTTTTTTACATGGGGTTTGATAAACCCACCACGTTTTTCGCCGCCACCACCACCATCTCCCCCGCCGCCACCATCTCCTCCGCCTTCACCTTCGCCTCCGCCTTCGCCTTCACCTTCACCTTCACCTTCACCTTCGCCTTCACCTTCACCTTCACCTTCTGGGCCACCTTCAGGAGCACCTTCTGGAGCGCTTTCAGGAGCCGCTTCAGGAGCCGCTTCAGGAGCCGCTTCAGGAGCCGCTTCAGGGGGTGCATCTAACATAGCTGCTAGTGACGGGTCCATGTTAGCAGGATTAGCCACTGATACACCGGTAACTGAGGGGTCCACAGCCCCTGGCAGCCCCATAGATACTGCATCAAGAGCATTTTGAGCAGCTTGATTTTGATCTGCTAAGGCTCCGTATGTTGCGTTACTGATTGACTGCCCCACCCCGGTTGGGCCTGTCAGATCAGGGTTATCCTGCAATTCATCAGCCTTAGCTATTGCAGGCTGTGCTGCAAATGCTGGCTGTTGAACTTGGGAAGCATTGGGATAAGGAGGCGCGTTTGTCCACCCAAACCAACTTAACTCTCCGGCTGGGTTAGGCGTGGAAGCAGGAGCTGCAGCAGAAGCCGCAGCAGGAGCCGCAGAAAGAGCAGGAGTGCTTGTTGGGATATTTTCTGTAAACGGATTGTTTAAATCAAATGTGTTTTGTGCTTCTTGCTCATCTCGCGCCGCGTTCTCTTGATTTAATTGCGCCTCCAACGCGGCATGGCCCGCAGGGGTGTTTGCAACACCTACACCAGGCGCGCCCATAGTTACATCGGCCATAGGTGCTGCTGGTGTAGATGGGGCCGCAGACGGCGCAGACGGCGCAGACGGCGCAGACGGCGCAGACGGCGCAGACGGCTGAGAAGACGTTGGGTTGCTATATGATGTCCCAGACATGGCAGTCGGATTACCATATGATCCTGGTGCGGATGATGGACCCGCATCAGTTCCATCTCCTATTCCGCCTGAACCACCATTATCCGCGCCAGAATAGGTGGATGCCCCTCCATCTACTACCGGGGTTGATGTAGAAGTAGCTGGTTGACCAGTGCGGATTGTAGGCTGCTTGACCATTTGCGCTGGATCTCGCCTAAGCCCAGGGACATCAGGCAGTGCCTTGGCTTTCTGCGCAGCTATGTTTTTAAGAAGCTCATCATAGCTTGTCGGTGCAAAAATGGGGCTACCGCCGTCAGCGTAACGCTTGCGGGCTAGGCGCAGGGCTTCGCTGACGGAAGTAGGACGCTTCATGGCAAAGATCCTCAGCGGGTCATGAGAAGATGGTGAATGATTTCAAGAGCTTTGTGGAGAGAATCTGGCTTAGCATTAGCCGCGCCACCGCGTTTCATGCCCTCTTCCTCTTTGCGCTTAGCCATAAGGGCTTTGTCAGCACGAAAGAAGTCGGCAGCACTTTCAGGATTGCCCCAGTTTACCGGAGCGCCACCCATCGGCTTGTTAACCAACTCGTTGTTAGACTGGTAATCCCCGCCAGAGAAGATGCGAGACAAAACGCTAGAATCGTCACGAGGGCGAGCAGGAGGCAAACCAGCGCGGTCTCCAACTTCTCTGGTTGATGCCATACGTTGCCTTGCAACTTGTGCAGCCTGCTGTGCCGCTGTGGGCATTGGAGGCCCCTGCATTTCAGGAGGCCCCTGAAACTCAGCAGGCCCTTGGACTTCTGGCATATCAGGATAATTAGGGGGCATTGGAGGCCCTTGGACCTCTGGTGCAGCAGTGGGTCGGTCAGCCAACGCACCAACGCCAGTAGCGCCCGCGCCAAGGGCTAAACCTCCAACAGTGCCCTGTGCAGCGCGCTGAGCGGGAGTAAATACAGGGATCTTGCTTCCCCATTTAAGATCCGGTCTTGGCAAAGGCGCGCCTGTGCGGGGAGCAACATTTTGGATCAGATTGCCAGTTGACGGGTTTCTTAAAACTTCTGCTGGCCTTGTTAAGAACTCAAATGCTTGGCGCGGCGCAGCGGCAATTCTCTCGCCTAAACCCATGGCAGAGCGGGCAATTGCCGGAGCAGCTTCAGCAGCAGCCGCGCCAGCCGCACGTGCGGGTGCAGCACCGGCAGCCAAGCTGAGAGCAGAAGTACGCGCTGCCTGCGCAGCATTCTGGCGAGCAGCAACATTAGCACGTTCAGCCGCAACAGCCGGGTCAACCCCCTGGCTGATAAGATAGTCACGCATTTGTTCTGCGGAGGGAAGACCAAAAGCCATTACAGTTCTCCAGTCTTCGTGCCGTCAAGAGTTGGCTCATTGCCCTCAAGACGCTGAAGCATTGCGGGGTCTACTAACTGCTGAGCTGTAGCTAGCCCATCAGGGTTACGCATGACTTCTTCAGCTAATTTGATAGCGGCAAGACGCTCGCGGCTCTCGCGGTCACGCTTGCGGTTGATAGCATCAAACATCGTATCTTGAGCGCGCTGTTGGATTTCCATCTGCTGCGTCTGGACCTGTGCCATTTTGGCGGGATCGCCCTGATTGCGATCTGTCTCCATTTGAAGCCTCTGTTGATCCAACTGGATTTTTGCTTGAGACTCCTGCGCCCGTGTCTGGCTGTCCATCATGCGAGCGGCAGCATTGCTCTTGTCATTCTGGGCTTTAGCCATGGCTTGCATAAGCTCTGGCGGGGGCTTGCCCTGCGCAGACGGCGGGATCATAAACTGTTGCGGGTTAGACCAACCCAACGCCTGCAAAGCCGCTGTATCGACCGCAATGGGATCGTAGAGCGACGGGTTAGACGCCACTAACTGCTTCAGAGCCAGAACCTTCATCAGGCGCTGGGTCTGGCTTGACGTGTTGGGATCAGCTTGCGGGACAAAATAGTAGTTCTCAAGAGCATCCAAGAATGTCTTTTCGTCCCACGGATACGCAGCCTTGCGGCGCTTCTGCCAGAAGCTCTCAGGATGATCCTTGAAGCACTCAACCAGCATCTCAAATTCTTCAGATTGAGCTGCATGGAGGCGCTTGTGAACCGAGTTAAGAACCTTTTGGGCCTGCTCAATCATGGCCAGTGTGGTACCCACGGGCGCATCAGGCTTGCCTTCAGTCACCATGACCTCAGACGTGCCGCCAACGCGCATGCCCGTCTCAGCCATCTGAACGACAAGATTCATTAGAGCGCCAGAAGGCTCCTTATAGGGCAAAGGCATGATAGCTTGGTT